TTTTTTGTAGTTGTATACATTGATATTTATGAAGGGAATATATTTTTTGATTTTGAGACTTACGGTTTCCCACACAGGGTCTGTAAGTTTCTTATCGAAATCTCTTACGAAAGAAAAGACTTTTTCCATAATCGTAAGTGTTTCTAGCGAAATCTCTCCACCCAGATATTTTTTTAGAATAACTGGATGTCCCTTCGAGCAATCGAATACTGTTTGTAATTCGTTCTCTGAGAGCAATTTCTCTGACTGTTCCTTGAATAAGTACGTCAAACTCTGTTTCCGTCTCATCCAGTCGGCGTAATTTCTTTCGCCAGAATTGATAATTTCTCCAATCCATAAGTTTTGTGGGTTGTCTGCAATTACAAAATTTGATAATAGAAAATCCAATACTTGTTGATCGGAATATTTCCTAGATGTTTTTTCAAACCAATACTTATCCTTTCGTTTATTAAAGGATGTCATGGTTGCTCTTGACTTACCACCATACTTAAAAAAGTCGAATTTAGGGTTAGTAAAATGACTTTTCATTGATAAGTATGTTCTATAGGTTTCAAACGGTGTCACTTTCACTTTTTATCAATACATGTAAAAAAGTTAGAGATACAGTATCTACCATATCCATCATAATAATTGGAGTCTTCAATTTTTACCTCGTTAACTCCATGTTTAACCCAACCTGGCATTATTATAATAGAATTATTCTCACATGTCAACTCATAATCATATGTGGGAAACATTAACTCTCCACCAGTAAATTTCTTTGGTTCTTTATAAAAATAAGAAAATGCTAAGAATTGATAAGTCTTATCTATATGAGGAGCATAAGCTTCTCCATTATGATAATACCTAACTTTAGTAAAATCATTATTAGTTTTAGATGCTAATGAACAACAATCATGTATTTTAGAAAATTCATCAAGAATACCTGATGTAAATAATTTTCTACTTACTGTAAGAATGTCTGAAATATTTCTGAAATTAGCACCACCATTTGGACTACGATCAATATAAAGAGCATCCAAAGATATTGCTTTTGCTTCGGTATACCCTTTTATTCCACCATATTTTTCAGCAGGTAAAAGTTTACCTGGTTTGGTATAAAAATTAAGTTCTTCCCAAAGTAGTTCAAGTTCTTTACTATTATAATAGTTTTTTATAATAAGATGAGGAAATGGATCTGTAAATACTTCACCTTCAAGAGATTCCATAAGTTCAGTAATTTTATTAAAATAAACAATTTCTTGCATTATAAAGGTAATTTTGCCTTAGAAGTTGCTTTCATAAAGTTAAGACGAGTTGCATCCCATTTAAGTCTTTCTTTAAGTGGTTTTGAAATTAATTTTGTAATTGATTCTATCTCTAAACTATTTGAATCGCAATAATATAATATTGCATCAATATAATTTAATTCTTGATCTACCACAATTTTTTCAATCTCTATGGCAAATTTTTGAGGTGTTAAGAACTTACTCTCAATTACTTTTTCTAATTCTTTATTAGGTTCCATAGAGCTCCAGTTTATCGTTAACAAATTTTCTAATATATTGTTGGAGCAATTTAATGTACTTTGCTTTGTCTCTTTCTTCATAGATGACACATTCTCCATTTTCACAAGCCATAATAATTACTAATTTTTTGACGGATATTCCCGTTAATTCATATAACATACAACCGTATGCCATACACTGCACAAAATAGTGCTCGACCCATTTTCTGGGTTTAGGTTTTTTTGATGTTTTAAAATCTATTATCGCTAACTCACCATCATATTCTGCAATACAATCAACAGTTCCAGCAATACCTAATTCTTTACTATATAGCGAACCTTCCAGAGCATGAATATTGTCTATTTTATTAAGATGCCCCTTTGCTATTTTAAAGAGAAAATCTGATATAGGACGTACTTCTGGTAAATTTTCATTCTTTAAGTAATGCTCTGTAAGAGTGTGCATATCGGTTCCACGACCAGTAGCTGCCTTAGTAACACGATCTGCCTCTTCATTACCTACCTTCTTTCTCCAATTAACAAAGATCTCTTTATTAAAGTGACTAGTGACGGACGTAATAGAAACTAATTTAAGTAATTCCTCTTCGTCTGGAACAGAATAATAACGAACTCCATCTATAGTCTCCCTTGATAACTTAGGGAGATTCACATCAACATGATTAAACATTACATACCTGCTTCTAATTTAGCAATAAGATACTCTTTAACTAATCCTGAACGAACAATATCATCAATACCAAATTCTATCATTTCAAAAGAAGGCATTGCTCTCAATATTTTCATAAAATCAACAATACCATTTTTCTCATTGGTTTTAGTAAGATCTGTTTGAGATGCATCACCACAAAATACAATCTTAGTATTTTCACCAACTCTTGTTATTATACTATCTAATTCATGAAAATTCAAGTTTTGAAATTCATCAACAATAATAATAGCATCATCTAATGTAGTTCCTCTTAAAAATGACGTACTCCAAAACTTAATAGTTTCCTGTGCCCTAAGATTACCATAAAGCATCTCAAAGTCTGCATCAGAAGGCATCTGAAACATATACTTTACCATATGCTTATATGGTATCTGGTAATATGAAGACTTATCTTCATGATCACCAGGTAAGAAACCAATTTCACGAGTTGCAACCAAAGATCTAACAATGTAAATCTTATCATAAGGTGTGTTTTCACTTAATACATCTTTAAGAGCATTATAAAGAGTAATAAATGTTTTTCCTGTTCCAGCAGCACCATAAGCGATAATTTGCTTACCTTCATTATAAGAATCAAACAGTCTTTTCTGATTATCAGTAATTGGTGTAACATCCACCAAATATTCAGAATTTAAAGGTTTTTTTCTTTTCATCTGTTTTGCCGTTAACCCAATCCCTATGGGTTGATCTTTTGCTGTTGCTCTTTTCTTTCTTGCCATTATTTAATCTTCCACAAAAGCATTACCTGTCATACCAATACCCTTTCTAGCTAATCTTCCAGAAATACCACCAGCTTTTTCAGATTTCTTTAAAACATCAGTCCATCCTGGATGAGTTTTGGATAATTTATCTTGAAATTCACCAACTTCTCCAACTCCAGCAACTCCCTTTGACCAATCTTTATCCCAATCAGGATTTTCCTTTCGCCAATCATCATAAGCTTTCATTGTCATGGAAAGTTCTTTTTCTTCACCAGTTTTTAAATTTTTAACAGGATATGTAGGCATAATATTAGTAATTTGTAAAATTATTTAGACCCATTCAAGGGCTTCTGATACAGAAGGAAATTGTTCGGTAAACACCTTCCTACATGCCTCTGCAATCACCATGTGCTCCTTCTGAGTGCCATGTGCAGACCTTAGATTTATATAATGTATCCAAGAACGACAAGAACCAGTCATATAGATTCTAGTAGGAGTACAGAGTGGTAATACCATTCTAGCACATTCTTTAGCAACCCCTGCATCTAACATCTGCGTATAAAGACTCTTAGCAGAACTAAACAACGTAATCATTTGACGTTCAAATTTATCAACTGTCTTAGGATCTAAGTCATCAGTAGAGTTCTGACGATTCTTTAAATCTTGCTTACGAAGTTCTGGTAAATCAATCTCACCCAATGCAGTACTAGCAGCATATCTCTGTGAGAACTCTTGGAAAGTAAAACTTCTATGTCTTAATATCTGTGCAGCAATAGCACGAGTAGTCTCTATCTCAAGAGTCATTGTAGACTGCTCAAAGACACTCCAATGATTATGCTTGATACAGTACTTTAATAGGCCTGCATACTTTTCATTATCCTGATTAGATGGATTAGATACTCTGGCAATATATGCCATAAGTTGCTCCGCATCAGGAGTAACACTAACAAGTTTTACGGTCATTCGTCATCCTCGAATACTTCATCATAGTCTGCTAATGAACTTACGTTCTGTTCATAATTCTCTTGCTTATAAGAGTCAGCATCGGAATACATTTCCGACTCTAGTTCTGCCACAATCTCTTTAAGAGCCATGACTAAGACTTTTAATTTTCCCTTATTCATTTATGCTTGAAATACTTATTAATTACATCTATTTGATCTTGATATTTAGCAATCATATTTAGTTCTTCTTCCATTGCTTCTACAATATTAGAGTGCTCTCCAATACCAACAGGATTATTTAAATAAACCTCTACATTTGCAACATGCTTCTGTATATCTCCTTGAGCATGTGCTAAGAGTGCTTTAATTAATTGGTCTCTCATGGTAGATTACTCTTAATATTTGGGGTGGGAGGTTGGAATTCTGTATTACCAACAAAGAACGGGCATTACTACAGTAGTAAATTTTACGTCCTTGCCTGAGACCCGACTGGTAAGTCGATTCTGGTTTTCAACCAGCAGCACCACCTGTGTCTCATCACCTTATCCAGCTATATGCCAGAAAGATTATTCAGTCACTCCCCGTTGAGTTCGTCAACGCAACAAATATATTATGGCATAAAAAAAGGAGGGTGTCAACCCCTCCTTTCTTTTCCTCTAAGCAGATACAAGTTCTTTGTGGAACTTAACACCACGATAGGTTTCTTCAACCTTCTGTGTCTTAACTGCTTTACGTGTATCGGTGTCATACTGGACACCACGATAAGTGACTTGTGCCATTGGGTTTCTCCAAAGTAGTAGGGGTTTAATCCGTTCCTTTAGTCAACTTGTGCGTCCCATTCACATCCTTTCTCGGTTCCACTCTGAATAGTTTCCACTATTTCAGACCTGAACTCAGCACTAGGTGGTATCTTATCGATAATACCTTTTGCACTTGAACAGGATAGAAGTGTAGCGATTAGGATTTCCATAGGATGAACGATCCGTTCCGAGTCGGCTTACTTGCGTCCCCCAGTCGAAGGGGGGATGAACGTTGTGTTAATACTAACACATGTATACTATATATGCAACCAGTTTTGTATTTTGTGATACAGTTTTACAACTGTCTACCAAATTGATCGGTTAAACCTAGTTTTTTTACTTCTCCTAGATTAGATTTCTCTGCTTTCTTGATTCTTTTATACTCTTTAAGGATTTTATCTATCTCATTCTGAGATACTTTGACATTTAATCCAGTAGCTCCATCTTCAGGATCACTAAATCCAACTCCAGATTTTTGCTGGTCTTCCTTGCTTTCTAGGTAATCATTAATGCCGAGTTGAATATCTGCTTCAATGATATCATTGATTTGAGCTCTGAGTAACTCATCGTTATCTTTGTTTTTAGACATTAACCTTTCCTCTTCTTACGTTTTGGTGTTACTTTAGCACCCCATAAATTAGGTCTTATTGTACCATAACCAAAATCAATCTTCTGAACTGCACCTTTACCATAACGATCATAATACATATCAAAAATATTTACCATCTTCTCAGAGCGAGTTACATCAATATAAGAAGTATCTTCATGCTTATATTTAACAATAAAAGCATCAGTAGGCAATTGTCTATCTTGAGATTTTTCTGATGTGGTTCTTTCTAAAAGTATTTCACAAGAATATACTGAAGGATCAAAAACCTTTTCAGGTTTCTTAAGCTCTTCTGTCACTTTGTTATCAGTTTTAGTTGCTGGTGCTTTTCCTACTGGTGCGGTCATACTCTACCTCCCCACTGAACGTCTGGATATGCTGCCTTAACAATATCAAGAGGAATATTATATAAATCAGTCAACTTCTTATCCTTAACATAAACTAACAACTCTGCTTCTTTAGGATGCAATCCTTGAAGCAAATTGATAAACATAACTTCTCTACGCATTCCATTGAGATTTGCATTACCACCCTCAACAAAATTATAAAGGTTTGTCCACTCTCTACGTAAAGATGTTTTATTTCTACCATCTAAATCTTGACCTGTAGCAGACTCCCCACCAGCAGCCTCTCTTGCAATATTATCTGATAGAGTTCCACTAAAGATCTGCTGCTGTTCACCATCACCATAAGGAACATCTCCTTCAGGCAATAGACTCTTTATACAATCATCAAAATTCCAAATGAAAATAGATTTAATAGAATCATGCTCATAGTATTTTAGTGCCTCTACCTTTTTAGGTTTAGTTTTTTGCTTAGAAGTAAGATCTAATACCTCAAACACAAAAGGATTAGTAGGCAAAGAGTCTATACGTGGAGCAGCAGGTGATCTCTTCTTAGGTGCTGCTTTAGTCTTCGTCGTCGTTGTCTTCGCTGGTGTCATAATTGTTTTCAATTCTTAGGGCTAAAATTTCATCAGGAACTAATTGTCCATTTGCATCAAACATTTCTGGATGAGTATATACCACTTGAGGAGTAGTTTCATATGAATGCTGTCTTGCCATCCATCCTATCATACCTCCCACCAAAATTGCAAGGACAGATATTACTGTCATGAGGGTCAAAGTTACTACTAGTGTTTCTGACATGGCACTACTCCTAATTTTTTACTTTTTTTTAATGTCTAGATAAAAATCAAAGTGAAAAACAATTTCTCTATTAAACAGAGCAATTAAATTTCCAAATTTTATCTGAAATGTTTTTGGTTTTGGTGGGATTCTTCTCCTATTTCTTAAAAGTAACTCAACTCCTCTATTAATTTGGAGTTCTGGATTATTTAGAGGGCTTTTTTCTTCTTCCTGGTCTTCGGTCATGCTGATACCTCACTGCATCTTCAATAATACTAGACAAATAATTTTTTATCTTTCTTGCTTGAGGTTTGGGAATATGTCCATATGCCTCACGTAATTGTTTATGATCGTTGTCTGCACCTCCTTTAATATATTCTTCTAGTTCTAGTACCTGATCAGATATTTCTTTCACAGTAGAACTATGAAGGAAGGCTTCCACTTCCACCTTCTTTGTTTTACGATATTCTAGAAACTGATAAAATTTTAATTGCATTTTGCCATCAAACGCTAGTTCAATGGCATGTTCAATCATATCATAAACAGTTTCAAAGTCATCAACTTTTTTCATTAGACTAATTGCTTCTCCTTTAGAAATTGTACTGTATCGGTACACCCACCGAGATTGGTTTGATCTACAACCACTTGAGGGAAAGTTGCTCCTTCACCAAACTGGCCATAGAATGCATCTTTCTCAAAGTGTTCACCTAGTTTATACACTACGTGATTTAGACGTGCCATCCTTAATACTTGTACCACCTTTGTGCAATAAGGGCAACCCTCTTTGGAATAAACTGTAAAATTATTCACCTAGTTGACCTCTCTCTTCTGCTGATCTGTTTCTAATTATAATTCTACTCTTCTCATGGTCTGGAACAAATTCAATTACGTCATCATGAGGCCACATCATTTCTTCGTATAATGCGTTGAGTCGATCCATGTCTTCCCATAGATCATTAACGTGTTCAGAAGAAGGCCAATGATGCTCTTCTGGTTCTAGGTCTCCGTGCATAAGTCCTCTAATGGGGGTTGTATGATTTTAAGTATAATGCAAATATGCAAATGGCAACAATAGATGCCAAAGCAATGATAGAAATCAATGACATTAACAAGGGATATTTAGTAACTGAATATATTCTACCTCACCAATCAGGGTATGTCCAGTTACTCGTGTCAGTCTTTCTTCTGGATGTTATCCTCTTTACCGTACATTCCTTACATTCATACGAATAAGACGACAGAAGGTTCATGTTTTTACGAACACGATAAAAACCATTCAAAAGATTCTTTCGCTCCTTACAGACCCTACAAACCCTCTCCTCAAGAAGAAGATGACCCAACTTTAACTGCTCGTCTAGATCCATGCCATAAAAAAAAG